TATCACACACCAATCCTTTCTAAGATATTTACCAAAAGGTAGCCGTCATTCGGGAATGTCTCCCGGTTCCCGTCCTGGTACGTCACCCGGAATTCTATCCGGTACAATCCGGGCGTCTCTGTTTCTTCAGGTTGCCATACCAACCAGACTTCTCCGGTGATAGCATCTGCTATGTGGGCCGCCCGGTTAAACTTAATTGCCGGCCGGGAGTAGTGCTGTATAGCTACCCGGACGGTTGCACCTGTGAGGTTTGCCGGATTCCCGGCTGAGTCTTTGAGCCTCACCTTCATGGCCGGCTGGGTGTCATCCTGCTTTATGTTTATCGTTGTCACTCCGGCTCCACCTCCTCGTATATACAAACGGGGAAATTGGGGGCAAGAAAATACCAAGTGAGCACTACCCTGAAAAGACCACCGCCGGGGAGGTCTACCATATTCTGTCCTACTAATATCTCGACACTGTTCATCACCAATCCCCCCTCGCTACTGGCATAGGTCCTAAGAATACCCAATCACCGCCATTGTCGAGCATTATCAAGCCACATATCGCGTCAACATCACCGCAAACATACGGCAGGTTACGGGGAGTGTCGGTCACTGTATCCGTTACCCCTGCGGTCTCCGTCTGTCGGTCGAACTTGCTTATTATTGCCGTCTCGGCCAGCTGCTTCTTCTGCTGGGCAGACACTAGGGCCTTGAGAAAATCGGCTATCCCTAAGAGGCGTCCGCCGTAGTCGACCCGATATGTCCAGATTGACGGACTCGCCCATGTAGGCGATAGACTCACCTTCTGCACGAGATATTCTCCGACCACTCCCCGATCAGGCAGGTTGATTGGTACGATCTGCCCTGGCACCCAACCGGGTACCTCTGTCTCAAAACTGCCGCTCACGCGAGGGTTGGCATGCTCTTTTAGATCGGCCATACCTGTAGCTTCAGCCGCCTGGATAGTAGTCAGGCTGTCATCGGTGATGACATGCTCATATACCCCGTCCCCGCCTTGCACCGCGGCAATAGCGGCCTGTGACTCCAAATCCTCAACCATCGTTATTACGTCAATATCCTGCCTAGCAGTCAGACTGATTGTAGTTCCTTCGACCGGGGCGGATGTCTGGGCAGAGCACCTGATGTACTTCTCGGAAAAGCTCATCATATAGTCATAGTCTGCCTCATCGTGAAGGTTTTCCACGCCTACCGTTTGTGGCACTTCGCCTACTGTCAGACTAACCTCATGCGGTCCCCAGGGAAGGGTCCAGATGCGCGCTACACCGTCGGCCTTCCACTGTATCACCTGCGGATCACTTAGCATGGTCCCGCCACGGACAAAGACCCGGTTACGTAGGCCCTGGGTGTCTATCGAGTGTTTACCAAACCTAAAAGGCCCACCTGGTACCAAGGATAGGGGAGCAGGGGAGGCCAGATCGTCCGCACTGAAAAATTGCAGATCTTTGTAATAATCGGGTTGCCAGTGCCAGCCTACGTAATCGCAGAGCCAGCGGAAGCATTCGCTGGGCCGTTTATACTCAAATTCTGCACCTGTACTTTCTACGACCGGCGCACCAGACCGGACGCCGTTGGTAGTGAAGCCAGGACAGTATTTGGTTACGATGTCCCGGAATATTGCGTCTGCTGGCATATCTTCGTAGGTCTCGACAACCAGGCGACGGTCGACCAGCACGGTGTAGTCGTCGCAGTCAACGGACCAGAGCTTTAGATCCCTGTCTATCATTTCCACTCTGACGATAACCCCGGCAAAAAGGCGAATACCTGCATCCTCTATGATGACTTCTTCGCCTTCACTGGGCTGTTCTCCAGTCACGTTAAAAGAACACGTATCTACCGCATACGTTAAAGCCGCCTCTATCTGGAGGGTTTCGCGTTCCAGGTCACACCAGCGGTCAACCCCTGCTATATATAGATGCCTCATTAAAACCTCACTCCTCGCCGATGTAGCTCGCGCAACAGGTTTTCTGCCTGTTCGCGACTACTGCCACCGGATACATGGATATGAAAGACATTACCGCCGTAGTTGTTACTGGTGCTGTTGGATATTGACGGACCAACAGCCGCGGGGGTCAAGGCTGCCATACCAGCCACAGCGTTCTCCAGCTTCGGCAGGCTTGCGCTAATGCCATCAGCAAAGGTATTAACCAATGCCGGTCCCCATTCCATAATCTTACTGAGCGGCCCCCGCTTAGCTGGGCTGTGCGGCATGTAACTGTCCACAGTCATAGCCATTTCCTCAAGAGTACGCCGTAACCGGTCAAACTGGCTTTCCATCCCACCGATGAAGTTTGACATAAGCTGTACGCCGTAGGTAGTGCCCGCCTCTGCAATGCTCTGGAATTTTTCTTCTATCCGCTTCATTTCTTCTACGGCGTTCTTCCTTATCTCGGCGTTCTTCTTCTCCCACTCGGCCCGGTATAGTTCGAGCTGTTCATTGGCTGCCTGCCGTATTTCCATCAATTTTTGCTGCATTTCCTCCCGCTGCTGTTGGAGTTGGTTAATAGCTTCGGCCCGTGCCTCCTCATTCTTCCTTCTCCAGAGGGTCACATATTCGGCCAACTGCTCATCGGTGAGGGTATTGAGGGCCGCTATCTCAGGGCCGGCCTTGGGTCCCATCTGTTTGAGTTCCTCAATCAGCCCCTGGTCCACTCCCCGAGCTGCTAGGGCCTGGATGTTCTCAGACCAATTTTCGAAAGCATCAACCTGGCCACGGAGGTTAGCTAACAAGCTTTCTCCGGAAACATCACGCCTGGCCACCTGGTCAAAGAGACCCACGAAGTTGGATAGTGCCCGGGTGCGTTCCTCCACCGCCCGGTTATATTCATCGGTGGTGCGCCGTTCTTCTTCGCGGACCTTGCGGTTGACCTCCTCAACTTTCCTCTGGTAGTCCTCCAGAGCCGCCGCCAAGTCGTCCTTGTATTTCTTCTCGACCTTTTCCACCTCTACAGCCAGGTCGCGGAATTCCTGGGCATGGTCTTTTAGAGCGTTTGTAGTGTCATATAGTTGCTTCTGTAAGTCTGAGAGGGCCTTTTGCTCTTCCAGCACTTTCAGTTTGAGCTTTTGGGCCTCTTCTGAGTTCTCGCCTTTCTCGGCCTTCATCTGCTCATACCCTTTTACAGTGGCCTCCACTACTTCCCTTTGTATCTCAATCTGAACAGTCAGAGAGTCCATCTCATTCCTGAGTTGCTGGGCCTGGCTACCGGTCATATCAAGCTGGTTGCCGGTGATTTCAAAAGCTGTCCTGATTTGAGACAGCCGGGTTTTAAGACTGTCTGCTGCAACCTCCCAAGCGGCCTTGAGGTCTTTAGCCGCCTTTGAACCGGCAGCTACCGCCTTAGAAAAAACATCATCAGCGGACTCCGTGCCACTGGTATCGCTTGATGTAACACCAGGAGGGAAGGACGTGCTATCCTTGATGCGAAAGTCAGCCATGCTCAGTTTTTTGCCTGGGGTTGACCAGCTTGAAAATGCTTCCTGCATCTCATCAGCAGAGGTTTTAAGATTTGCTGCTGCTTTCTTCAGAGCAGCGGCCTGTCTTTGTGCTTCTTTACTGGCCGCATCGCCTTTTTCTTGCATTGCTTTTTGTGCCTTGCCAAAGGCCGTCTCGATTCCGGGAGCTACCTTGCCCAATACCCCAACAACAGGGCTGACTGCGTCCATGATAGATTGCAAGACACGGTATACAACTTCTTTGAGTTTGTTAAAAGCGGTCATAACAAGAGCCACTGATGTCTGGAAATTGGCCGATATATAGTTCGCTGTAGCCTTGACCTTGTCCTGGATGCCAAACATATTGCTTGACCAGGCCTCATATATGAGATAGGCTGCCGCCGCTACAGCCGCGCCTATTGCCAGAAATGGTGTAAGCGGCGCCATAGCCGCCCAGATGGCTTTTGCTAAAGCCACAAATGCCGGTATTAATGCTGCCATTATCGCCCCGGCAATGGCAACAATAGCTGTTTTGGCTACAAGGGACATCTGGTCCAATGCACCCTGTATCCCCTCTTCCGCGATCAGTTCCCTCAGACGCTCCAAGGCCTCTACTGCCGACTTCAACTTGCCCTTTAGACTGAAAGTCTCTATTAAGTTGTCGCCTATGTGTGTGAAAATCTGACTTATGTTATCCTCGAAGTTGGACCAGATACCTAGCAGAGACTCTGACTGCTTCTGCATCATGTCGGGAAAGCGTTCGTTCATGCCCTCAATGATGGCATTTATACCTTCTGCTGCAGATATACCGCCCTTGGAGGCCTTATCCATAGCTTCGGGGATAGAGACACCAATTTTCTCGGCCAGTATATCCCAGACAGGAATACCCAACTCAGCCAGCTGCATCATTTCCTCAGCAGTTACCTTGCCTTTGGCTTGCATTTGGCCCAGGGCGCGGGTCACTCGCTCTATTTCAAAAGCTCCGCCACCAAGACCTGAAACGGCATTGCCGATGGCCTCCATCATCGGTATGATCTCTTGGGCTTGGAAACCAAATGCTAAGAGTTGCCGGGCGGCAGTGGTGAGGCCTTCTATTTCAAAGGGGGTTTTGGCCGCAAAGTCATACAACTGCCTTATAAAAGCATCAGCAGCTTCAGCACTTCCCAGCATGGTAGTAAAGGCTATTTTGGTTTGTTCAAGGTCACCAGCCATCTTGATTGATTTTATACCGGCAGCCGCTAAAGCTGCACCTATGACAGCCAAACCCTTTGCTAGAGCCTTACTGCCTTTCTCGGCTGCCTGCATCCTGCCTTGTAGTCCTTCCAACTGTTGGCGCGCTGCTTTTATTCCTGCTGTAAATTTAGAGTCGTCAGAGGTGATTCTGACAAACATATTTGCTAATTCCAAATCTTCACCCCCTTACCAGTTCATAAATGACTTAATTGATTCTTTATTGCTATTGCTGCCCTTGTTAGGTTTCATCTTCTCGGCCTGCTCCGGGTCGTTCGCCCTTACATGGGCATCTAACAAAGCGTGTAGTTTCCGGGGTGTCGTGCGCCAGAATTTTTCTTCCGACATACATAAAACAACCGTCCCGGCATAAAGCAGAAATGGCCAGTCCCAGGGGTCTCCCCCTACTCCCCCGGCTTTCCCGGCTTTGCCTCCGGTTCCGGCAGGGAAATGCCCAGGGCCTCTACTATTTTTGCTGCTATCTCCTGCATGTTAGCCATATTGAGCATCTTGCCCACTTGCTTAGGTGTCAG